GTAGAAATGGCTGGTAAGGCTTGACGATAGTCATACAGTACAAAATTACCACTGTGGGGTGCACATATGACATTTCCGTTGGGTAATAGAGTACCAGAAAACTGATATGGGGAGTTTCCTGGACCACCAATCGCTGAATTCCTCAAAACTCTGGAGGGATTGTTGGGGTCAAACTCTGTAAAGCTGAACGTGTTATATGGGATACATAGAACGTTACCGTTTGGTAGGAGGATACCACCACGGAACGCGTCATTAGTTACAATCAAGGGACCAAGACTAATTGTGTTTAAATAAGGATTATATATGCCTATGTGATTGTTACTTCCTGGTATGAATGCAATATTGCTATTGGGGAGGAGAACCCCAGAGTTCCACCCCCACCCCGCTGCAGATGGCGTCAGACCTGTTGGAATCAGATTCGAGAATATGCTTGTCTTTGTATCGAAAATACCTATATTTTTTGATGCACCTGGCACCAGAACAACTCTGCCATCAGGCATGAGAACAGATGACGAGTATCCAGTCTGATCCTGGGTGTACACATATGAGACTGTAGGTGAACTGCTTGTGGACCACCAGGGTTGACGGGAAACTACATTCGAATAGTAGTGTGCAATAGAGGTTTGAATAGGAGCTATGTTTCCATAGCTTGCTACATTCCCATAGTTTGACTTGAGCATATTCTTCCCGTACGAGATGCCCGCATCATTGATGATCGAGTTTTGAAATGCGGTGACTCGGGTGAATATGAGATTTCCACTCAAACCTCCGGTTGAAACGATGCTGTTTCCGAATGTCTGGACCGCCCCTGTGTAGTTACCGGAAATGGTACCCTGAACAAAGATGGTTCCAGTCGATGACAAAGTGAAGAGATTTGAAGTCCCAGAGACTGTCATGGCTGCATTGCTCGTGATTGGCCCAATCCCATTGTAGTTACCAAAAAATGTACCAGTAATGAGACCCTGTGTAGAGATGTTATTGGCAAACGTGTTAATACTACCCTGAATTCCCTCTTGCGTGAGAACAATTCCAGTTGTGATGATACTGTTCGACCCAGCATCGACCAGCCCTATAAAGTTTTTTGCAATTACAGAACCTGATGAGAATATATCAATTCCAGATGTGGAGACGGGTCCGACAAAGCTCCCAGAGACTCGTGTAACCGTGACGGTGTTTGTAAAGGTATCCATAGAGTCCGCGGTTATGTTCGGAGAGGTGACTATTGTGGCTGGTATGACATTCGCATACGTGACTATAGTACCAGTAACTGTGTTTGATACAACCGAGTCAGACAGGGTAACAACATTCGAACCTATCAGTCTCCCCAAAAGGTTGCCACCCGAACTTGTAAGGGTTCCAGATGTTATGACGTTCAATCCAGTGAAGGATCCTACGAGGGTTGTGGCGGTGACATTACCAGATGTTGTAATCTGATCAGTGAATGACATGGTTGCGACAAAAACCTGGCTGGCTGTGACTACACCAGTAATGATTGAGTTTGCATACGATCTAATCTCTCCTATGAGCGCTGTGTTTGATGATATTTGAGCACCAGACAGATTGTTTGTGTAGGCTGTCAGTGAGTTGGCGGACACTGATCCAGTCACAGTGGATGCAGTAATAGGGACTGAAGAAGTCACCTTGCCCACATACTCATTGGTGATGAATTGGCCGCTCCCTAGAATATCACCCCTGAAGGCTCCTATGTAGCCTAGCCCAGTTGTTATGTCACCCGAAGTGGTGATGTTGTTTGAAAATCCAGTCATACTCCCAATCAGTGTACCAGCATTCACCACAGCAGTCCGGAAGGGTGCTACGTTCGATCCCAAGACTCTGATATCACCCACCGACTGGTTGAAGGTTGCACTTTGCGCAATGGCTGTTATAGTGTTTGAGCCTGCAAGTATATTTCCAGTGACTTGACCAGTAACAGTCACTGTACCGGTTGTGAGTACATTACCTATGAGATTCCCACCCACTGTCAGAGTGGACAGAGCCGTCAGGGATGCAAGGGTTGAGACTGACTGGCCAGTCACGGTTCCTATGTATGTCCCCGTATAGATGTTTGCGGCTGAGATGAGGTTGGTGTATGCATTTGATCGATTGGCTATAGAAACAAGAGCTATGACGTTACCGGTGGTGATGACGTTTGTGCCCACATTGATGCTGTTCAAAGACAAAACCTGGCCAATTACGTTACCTCCTATGATTTCTGAACAGTTGATTACGTTACCAGTAAACCCCCCATAAAAGTCAGTCTGACTGGGGGGTGCCGTCATGGTCATATTGCCTGTGGTGATGATCGAATTACCAGTCGATGTAAAGTTTGTTACCGTGATTGGGGTTGATTTCAAAAGTGATCCTCCCAGAAAGTTGGTCAGGGGCGCAGCTTGCGATGAGTACACATTCGACTTTACCACCAATTCTGTGACACCGATCCCATATCCTATGCTGTATGTCGCCGAATATGGCATGCCTACTGTACTGTTACATTATTCTTGAAGAATACCACCTTGATACCCATTCCCAAAAGAGCCATAATAACGAGATATAGGAAGATGCGAGGAATCTTCCTCTTGGGTGCGGGCATGGGTGGGGGGAGCATAGACTCGACGAGTCGCTTCACCTCGAGCTCCGTCAAATTGGGCTCTGGCTCTGGTGGAGGCTCTTTGGGCTCGTTCACCTCGAATTTGAGTAGAAATGCGTTATTCTCAAACCCCTGAAAGTTAATGAGCTGACCATCCTTGTCAATCCAGCGAATCGTGAGCCGTGAAATCTTGGAGATGGGTGTATCAAACTTGATGGACAGTTTGTAGTCTGTCTGCTCCTTGAAGTTTTTCACCCCACCAGACGGTACATCCATAGGAATCATACCAAAGGTGGATCGAATGGTTGTTCCTGCATACGTCTCACTCACAAGAGACTTGGAATCAATCATCCTGACGGACCTCAACTCGTCAATATCCAGAAATACAAACTCATTCGTCGATAGATCCATCACATTTACAGATCTGATGATACTCCGTGAACCATAAGACAAGTAAGCTGGATCGGTTGATGCCACAATCGAACTTTGTACACCCTGAGCGAGTCCAGTCATTCGCAAGATTTCATCCGTCTGAGCCTGGATGGTGAATGGTAGAACATTTGAAAATATCAGCTTGCCTTCATCCTGTGAAAAGTTGACTGATAAGTTGGAAGCTAGACTCAGAGCCGAGGCAAGTCCACAAGCAGAGTAAAAGCCATTCGGTATCGAAATATTAACACTCGAGTCTATGGTCAGAATATTCGACCCATTTGTTAGGTTGTAAATTGAGTTGGGGACTTTGGCTGCTATAAGTTCGACACCTGTAATTTGCTGTACTGGAGTTGTAAGATGAAGCGTATAAGAATTCCCGTGTGGATATTGTACCGTGTCACGATTCGTTGAATCTGCATGAACGTAAAACATCTTCTACTTGTAATATAGAAGATGTTTGACAGCATTTCGAACGGAGGCTGCTGCAAAGGGTCTACTATTGTAGTATCGACAGGGCAGATTGTGTTTAGTGGTGATGGAGCTGGTCTATCAAATCTCAACGCCTCTAATCTTTCATCTGGTACTCTGTTGTCTGCGCGTTTACCAGTGAGTGGTGTGACACCGGGTATGTACGGTGATGCGGGGACAGTTGCCCAAGTCACGATCGACCAGTACGGAAGAGTAACCCTGGCTTCGAATGTCGCCATCCCTGGCATAAGCACATTCGACAGCATCACCTCCAACTCTGTCCAGACGTCCAACATATTTGGTCGGACGGCGACTCTGAGCGGAATCACAGGTCTTACTACTCTCACAGTCACAGGTAACATAATTTGCACAAATCTCACAGTGACTGGAGGTATAGTCACTGGAAGATCTACAAGCTATGGCGCTCTATCAACAGATGTATATATAGGGGTGAATGGCGCAGGTGTAACTGTGACACTCCCACTCGGGTCAACTCTCCCAGCAGGCAAGACTTTCATCATAAAAGATGAAGCAGGAACAGCGGGTACATCAGCAATTACAATTTCAACAACGAGCCCAAATCTGTGTGACG